TAATATCTATACGAATAAGCGTAATAAGAGTCCCATCCTACAGGCTACACAAAGAACATTAGACTTAAAACTAGATGAACATGGAGCTTCAAATCCCTTTTTAAATTATTTACCTATGACTAATAAAGATACCACATTTATACAAAGATACCGTGCGGGCTCTAGTTATCCCAATCATCATGATGGATCTGTTTTAACATTCCTATATTTAATTAAAGTAAAAGAACACACAGGAGGCAATTTAATTTTTTCTAAATATAATTACACACCCCATACTCCGCATAATTCTTGTCTAATTTTTCCACCGTATGAAATACATGGAGTTAGCGAAGTCTTTTCTAAAACAAAGGATCCGGTAAGATTCTCTATTAATAGAAGGTATTATATCAATCTATAATTTATGAAAAAAGAAGTCTTTCCTATCGGTCAATATATTCTTAAGTATACTACTCCTCCAGAATTTGTAGAGGAGTTTAATAAAACTTTTGATAACCGAAAGAAATTACAATTACAAACTGCAAACAAAAAGTTAGTAGGTAAAATTAAGGATGAATTTACCCTATATGATTCTCACCAAGATTCAGAGCATACTCGTTGTGATCATTTAAGTCCGGAGAGCTATAAATGGTTTATGAGTGTCTTTAAAGATTATCTCGATACCTTTTCACCCTATAAGGTTGGAATCAATTTAAGTTTTGTCTGGGTTAATGAAATGAAAGCTAATGAATACAATCCTGTTCATTATCATTCTTCTCCTATTTCTTTTATGGGTCTTTCTTCTGTACTGATTTTAAAACTCCCTAAGACTCGAGGGAAAGAATATTCCCCGGGAACTCCAGGATCTCCATCCACTAATGGAGCTTTAGAATTTATTGGCAATAACATGGGACAATTCTCTAAGATTAGTATGATGCCGAATTTAGCTGTAGGTGATATGTATATCTTTCCTTATGATTTAAGACATACGGTTTACCCTTTTAACGGCACCAATGATAAGAGACGAACGCTTGCTGCCAACGCTGATACCGTTCCTGTTAGCATTCAATCGAGGTTATAATGATAAAAAAATTAATTATAAAATTAATAGATAAAATAGAACAATGGTTACTTAAACTTATGGGGTGGAAATGAGAGAATCTTATACAGCTTTAAATACTTCATTGGCTCTACCTTTAACAGACTTAGGACAAGTACTTCTTATTTACTGGGCCGTTAAAGAATGTATGTATAGGCAGTATTATGCGGTGGAATAAAAGATTTATTTATCCAAAGTCTCAAAGATCCCTGATCCAGGGGTCCAGACACTATGATATCGATCAACAAATGTTACCGAGTGTTACGACTATACTTTCCGCAACTCAGTCGGAAGAGAAGCGACAGAAGTTAGCGGAATGGAGAGCACGAATCGGGGCTCAGGGAGCTGACCGCATTCGAGATGTTTCTGCGATGAGAGGCACCGCAATGCACACGTATCTAGAGGCATATATTCAGGGCTCGGGGCACATGGACCTGACTGCAGTAGGCCTTGAAGCACACCCGATGGCAAGACAGATCATTAACCAGGGATTGGGTCCTTTAGAAGAAGTATGGGGGACAGAGGTGACCGTTCATTATCCATTATTGTATGCTGGTGCGACAGATGTGGTAGGAATTTATAATTCGCGTGAAAGTATAATAGACTTTAAGCAAACCAACAAGCCAAAAAGAAGAGAATGGATAGAAGATTATTTTATCCAATTAGGAGCTTACGCAATGGCTCATAACTATGTGTATGGCACAAAGATTCAACAAGGTGTGATTCTAATGTGTTCTAAAGATAAGTTTTTTCAACGCTTTGAAGTTTCGGACAAGGAATTTGTCCACTGCCAACACGCTTTCCTTAAGAAGGTCGATCAATATTATAGGGATAAGAATAAGGATCCAAACGGTAAAGATACAAAAAATGAACAAAAACCCCACTAAATTAGCCATATTTGGTGGATTATACCCTTTGTATACTCTTTATTCTATAAAATAAAAAAATTTTTTTTATTTTTTTTGAAAAGTGGTTACAATTGGTACAAAAGCTAGAATTGTTATATACCAACACTTATTCGCTCGTTTTTGTATCTTTTGTCAGGATACAATTGGATACAAAAGATACAATTTTAAAATAAGCCTTGATTACCAACCCTTATTTAACCAAAATTTCAATTATTGCAAATAAGCTAGCAATACCAACAAAATAAGGGACGCGCGCATATGAATTGTGTTTTTTGTTTTATGATTTATTGAGAGAGGAGTATACATTCTTATGCGAAGAAAAAAATCAAAATATAAACATGTTAAGATTAATAAGAAGAAGTTCTACTTCTATAAGATTAACTGGCTTGATATCACCGCAGACGGAGGGCATGCTACCGCTGATGAATTTGATAAGTTTGAAGCTTCTAGAATGGTGAGTTTTGGTTACGTTTATAAAAAGACAAAGAAATTTTTATACACTTTCGCTAGCTACGATGAGAAAGATGAGGTCTATTCAGATAGGAATGTATTCCCTATCGGCTGTATTACAAAGATGGAAAAATTAAACGTCTAACGTTTCTTTTTCTTCTTTGCTTTTTTCTTTTTCTTCTTGATATTTTTCTTCTTGTTTTTCTTCTTTTTGTTTGGCATTTCCTCGCTCCAATAGTTGTTGCGCATCCAGAATTCTCTCATTACGCTCCTTAATAGTCTTCATTTTCTCGTATAGTTCATTGAGATTCATATCTTCAATTTTACCATGACGAATAAGTTTTTGATCTATATAGAATCCAGCGGCTTTGCCTCTAGCTATTTCAGTAGTAGCAGCTGCGGCTAGATTTCTACCATCTTTTTTACCTTGGTCCCTAATCTTACCCAGCTCAGTAATATGGTTATCAAACGTGATATCATATTTGTCCCTTACTTCTTCTCGTAGCTTTTCGATGTAAGCGCATACTAATGGATAATATTTGGGGTTAGTCAGCCTTGAAAAATTGTTGTTTCCGTCTTCGAATCCAGCTAATTTAAAGGCTTCTGTTTTAGTTATAGGAATCCCATCAACGCCATAGACTAATAGCTGTGCGAATTTCATCTGTTTGGGTGTTAATACTTTGGGTAATCCCATAATGTTGCAACTATATAATATTTCTTGTATAACTCAAGCCATAATGTTAAACGGAAAGTCATTCAGACAAGCTTTGGACAAGTTTTTTATAAGCCCAGCAAGTGGTGAAGCAAGGGTGCAGATTCAACTTCCTAATGGACAGATGATGGACATCAGGGAAATTAATCTTTTAGAAAACAGAGTGATTGGCGATCGAGAGACTCATAGATTAGTCCTCGTAGCTGAGCCAGAAAAAGCTCGTATGAGTAAAATAATTGGTAAAATTTAACTGTTCAGGTAGTCGTGAATTCTAGGAAGATTTCAAAACTTTCTGAGCGACAACTTTGGAAAAAATTAAAAAATGAAACTCCCGCCATTTCTTGGACAAGGCTGGAAAATTGGGCTTTATTCGGTACTCCTGATTTATTGGGGTATGCTCCTAGCGGGACCTTTTTTACAGTAGAATTAAAATCTACAGCGACTAAAAAAGACTATAAAGTGAGGTTCTCTCCTCACCAGATTTCTTTTCATATTAAGCATAAAAAAAATACCTTTATCCTTGTTGCTTGTGCCCTGGACCAGCTTGTACGCTTGTACCCTGGTTCCCGGATCTTAGAGCTTGTGGATTCAGGGATCCGGCTTGAGCCCTTAGCTTGTGGCTTGAAGGCTTGCGTGAATGTGCTCGAGAGCTTGTAAGCTTCCTGACTGGGTACCCGTTCTCCCGGCACCACTGATCGTGGATCTCATCAATTAATTTAGTGTTTAGGATACGTAACATTAGAAATTTTTCTGTCCCAGCATGCACGGCAGTCGCGACACTGGTTCCCTTGGTCCTGAGCCGGGCAGCTCTTGCCAGCTGTGCTGACTGAGCTTGTCCACGGCCACCAGGTCGCATTCTTACCGTCTATCATATGGCCTGAAAGTCTAATAATTAAATTTGTCGGAATGATGTCTGGATCCATGAGCTTCAGGAACTGGGCCTCTCGCGTTGGCATCCAATGCTGTGTATTTGGTGTAAGCTTGCAGACTTCAAAAATTTTTTTAAGGTGCTCCACTGACTGGAGGTCTCCGCTGTCATGCCACCTGAAGAAGGGGACATCGTCGATCAATACAACCATAGCGCGAATCCAGTCTGGATGGTCCAGACTCTTCAGCCGCCTGGCCATGGCGTCCTTCACGTTGGTGAACCGATACCGGCCCTTCAGGGCGTAGCAGCCAGCGCATACAGAGCCTAGGACGTTGACTAGCTTCGCGCCAGTCTTACACGCTGTCGCCGGCAAATTGTATGCAGGTCCAGGCATCTTGGAGGGAGCGCTCAGGCCCCCGGTGATCTTTCTTGCTTCTTTCTTTAACATAATTTTTTTCCTTTCTGGTTCCCAGAATATCCTATAGCTTGCGGCCTGTCAAGCTTGGTCGCTTGAACCCTGACTCTTCAGGGGCGGGCCCACCCGCTCGGGCGCTTGAAGACTTATTGTTTTTTTTCTTTTTTTTATTTTTTTCTGGCTTGCAACTAATCATAGCAATCCCGGTTGGCGTATACCGAACGCGCCTGACGGCGCGCTCAGCGTTTAATTGTTTGAATGATTTATTAATCAAGGAGGACCATATATTCCTTGGCAAAGTACTGTCTAAAAAAATTTAGACCATCTCTTACTTTTTGCCAGTCATCCTGGTTAGAGCTAAAGCCTGGTTCCATGCCCATTGCTTTGTCTTTCATCTCAGCTTTTAGATTAAGATTAATGACGTTATCATATATAACCGCCGCAAATTCCGGCAGCTGTATTGACTGGCCACTGAAGGGGTTCTCCCTGGTTACCATCTCAGTGCTAGTCTCACCAGCAGTCAACGTGTATGGTAACTTCATTTTTTTATTGTTATACATTATTGTTTGTTTTTTCATGTTTACCTCTTCTTTCTAGATCCCATTATATCCCAGAGACCTAGGCTTGTCAAGCTTGAACCTTCCCACACTTATGGGCGGGCCCACCCGGCTTGAGGCTTGAAGCCTTACGCCTTGGCCCTGTTCCTGGTATCCTCAGGCTTGGGGGTTGGACTCTTTTTTCATTAATAAAAATTCTGGGACCAAAACGTTCCCAGCTGTTACTCATGATTTTTAGTTCGGCTGAGATGGACGCCAGCTGTCCAGGCTCCGCGTGGCTTACTTCAATTGTAAATTTTTTCATTCTTCCTTTCAGTTTAGAATGGTTCTAAAGTGGCCAAGAGTCCTGAGTCTTCCTTCTCGTCGTCAGGACCGATGTACGGTATTAACTTGACCGCAGGTCATACTACCAGTTTGCAAACTGTATCGTACACAAATAATATGACCAGCGCTCAAGTTTGGCCAAGTGAGGCTGTCCGGAATTAGTACACCCTCTCACTTGACCCCAGATCCCTCTTCACAACACATCACCGTATACGTCGGATGGCCACTAATAGAGATCAGGGCTCAAGTTTTTTTAAGTATACCAATATAGGATCGCCAAACAGACAAGACCCCAGATTGGATAAAACCAAATACTATCCACAATCAATGCAAACTCCTTGCATTTGTCCAGACCATTCATCTGGCTTGGGCGTACAACCACAGATTGTGCATTCTATATAATTCATAATTTCTTCCTGTGACTTGCTCGTGCGTTTTTTTACTGCCACGAGCAAGTTCACTTCATAGTGTTATTAAGTTTTTATTCTTAATTTAAACATAACATAATATATCATTTAATCCTATATCTGTCAAGAAAAAAATTTTAAGCCTATAGGCTTATTTTTCATTGGTTGGTAAGAGATCTCTGGGCGGGCCCACCCAAGAAGAAAAAAATAATTTGACAAAGAAATACTATTACTATAATATCCTAGAATAATAATAATAACGAAAGGAAAACATATGGCTAGAATAAGACTAAATTCCGAGTATAGAAACAAGATCGCAAATCGTATGCGAGTACACTTGGAACAAGAAGACACGCAAGAGAAAGAGGCTTATCTAAAAGCAAGGGAAGAAATGAAACCTTTGCAGGATAAGACTTGGGAACTTGCTGAACAAATAGTTAGACGACACTATACTCCAGAAGATGTAGAAAAAGCTTGGTATCTTCAAAACAAGTTTGAAAATGTAAATACTATTGCGAAAGATAGTTGTTTCCATTTTGGCTACATGGGTAAGGTTGAGGAAAGAGATCAAAATGATAAACCAATTATAAAAGACAAATATATTGAAAGTCATTTTGATTTTAAACTTGACGGAAATATTAATGGCGACGAATATTCCAAGTCGGAAGATTTTGGATATGCCTATTTTAGAGATGAACTAAAAGGGCGAGAGGGTTGCAATCCAGATATTAATATTGAACAAAAAGATAATCAATCCAATCCACACCAAACAAAATTTGTTGACGCAAATAATAAATATCTGGGAACAAGTGGTGGTCGTGATAATCAAACTTCCTATTCAAGAGAGTGGAACAATGATTATGTTCTTGATTTAATTGGTCGTGAATATTGTAGAGATAGATCAATCGGTTGTAATAAAGAGGAATATGATACTCTTATGTTTTGGCAACAAAAGAAAGGACATT